AGTTTCGATCCACGCTTCCTCCCCACACTCGGTCACCCTCATGCAGTTGCGCTTCACTTCGTTTACTGTGACCAGCTTACGACGGGACTCGCACCCGTAAGAACGCGCCCATGCTGGGCGCACCCAAGATCGAGACGGCTTCCCCCGCCGGTGACGCCGTGAGAAAGGGCCTATATGGCGTCTCACGGTTCGCCGAGTTGCTGGCGTCGCTGGGCTATCAGGCTCAGGACGCCAGCTACGAAGCGCAATATGAGGGCGACAATTCGCCGCTACCGGCTCAGATGCGCGCATGGCTGGCCGCCGGCGCGGACATCCTCAAGGCCATGACCGAAGAGGAGACGAACGAACTGCTGGCATCGCTGGCGCCGCCCGATCCTGCCCCGGTTGTCGAAGTGGTTGCCCTGGCCGACACCGCCAAGGGTGACGACCCTATCGAGAAGAAGGGCGCGAAGTTCTCAGCGGCCACCAAGGGCAAGCTCGCCCAAGCTCATGACCACATCCAGAAGGCCGCGGATTGCATGAAAGACAGCGGCTACGACGACGCCGGAAAGTCCGACGGCGCTGTTGCGGATGAGGACACCGTCGCCAAGGTTGCCGGGTTGACGGATGAAGTCGCCAAGGTAAGCGCAGAGCGCGACGGCTTCAAGGATCAAGTTGCAAAGCTCGAAAGCGAAGCCAAGGAACACCAGGCCGCGCTTGACGAGATCGTCAAGACAATGACGGCAAAAGGCTACCTCATGCAGCCGGAAAAGGGCAAAGAGGGAGACGTGTCAAAAGCGGCGGGTGCTGAGGCCGAACCCACAGACCCCTTGGACTCGATTAAGAAAGTGTTCGCGTCCGGGCCAACCATTCACACCCGCGCCTAACAGCGAGGGAAACCAGCCGTAGGAGGCTACGCACCATGAATATGCAAGAAACGCTGGACCTCGTTAAGAAGTCCCTCACCGAAAACAGTACCGATGTGGTGAGCAAGGCTTTCACTCAGGCCACCGGCCTTGTAGGCTACGATCTGCAAGCGCCCGCGCTGGCCCTCTACCCGTTTGTCGCCGCAATGACCATGCTGCGCAATGACATTCCCCGCGTGGGCGGCGGTGGAGATACCGCTACGCGCTGGAAGGCGATCACCGGCATCAACGTTGGAAACACCCACCCCGGCGTTTCGGAATCGAACCGCGGTGCGCTGACTTCGACCTCTACGGCCAGCTATACCGCCGCGTATGTCGGCCTCGGGCTGGAAGACTACGTTTCGTTCGAAGCGGATTATGCCGCTCAGAACTTCGACGACCCCAAGGCCCGCGCAACCCTCGGCTTGCTCCGCTCCCTGATGATTCAGGAAGAGGGGATGCTGCTCGGCGGAAACGCCAGCCTGGCGCTCGGCACCACTCCTACCCCGTCGCTCTCTGCCTCCGGAAGCGGCGCAACCCTGCCGGCCTTGACCTACGGCGTTATCTGCGTTGCGCTGACCCACCAGGGCAACAGCCGGTCTAGCTTGGCGAATGGCGTTATTGGCCAGATCACCAAGACCAACACGGACGGTAGCAGCGACACCATCAACGGCGGCGCGGCTCAGAAGTCGGCAGAGGCTACCCAGGCCGTCACCCTCGGGCAGACGCTATTCTGCTCTGTGGCTCCAGTTGAGGGCGCGGTTGCCTACGCGTGGTTCATCGGCGCGGCTGGCGCTGAGCATCTGGAGTTCATTACCTCAATCAACAGCCTGGCGGTTACCGCTCCTCTGAACGGAACCCGCCAGCTTGCCTCCGCCCTCACCGCAGCCGACTACTCGAAGGATGCCGTCTACAACTACGACGGTATGCTCTCCTTCGCCAAGGTTGCCAACAACGCAATCAGCGTTGCCTTGGCCACCGGCACAGCCGGCACCGGTACTGGGCTGACCGCAGACGGCGCGGGCGGCGTGCAGGAAATCAATAACCTCCTGCAGAATATGTTCGACACCAGCCGCATCGGGCCTTCCGATCTGCTGGTTTCGAGCGCCGGAATCCGCACCATCAACAAGCTCTGCATCGGCAACGGCGGCGCGCCCCTCTTCCGGTTCGTTATGGACGACAAGGGCGGAGTCTCCGGGCTGGCTGCTGGCGCCACCATCGGTTCGTACCTCAACCCGATCACCAACACTCTGATTCGCGTCAGGGTTCACCCGAATATGCCCGCCGGTACGATTCTCGGCTACTGCCGCGAAATTCCGTACCCGCTGAATGGCGTCGGCAACGTGTTCCAGGTGAAGACGCGCAAGGAGTACTACAGCCTCCAGTGGCCTTTCAAGAGCCGCAAGTTCGAGTACGGCGTGTACGCGGACGAAGTTCTCCAGCACTACGCGCCGTTCTCGCTGCTCAAGCTCTACAACGTCGCCAACGCCTAAGCGAAGGCTCAACCGTGGGGCATGGCAGGGCGCTTAGTCCTCCATGCCCCTCTTCACAAAGCACACGAACCAAGTCAGAGGACACCATGAAGCTCTATCACAAAGACGGCGGCGGGTGCAGTTGGGGCGGGGAAACCTTCACGCCCGATGCAGACGGCGCGGTTGACGTTCCGAATGAAGCGATAGCCGATCTGGCTAGCCATGGCTTCACCACTACAGCACCAGCGCCCGCGGTTGTAGCAGAATCCGCGCCGACGCCCACCGGCAACCCGGCGAAATGGACTAAGGAAGTTCTGACGGCCGAGGCGGTACGCCTGGGCTTGGATGCGACTCAGGACCGGCCCGCGCTGGTAAAGGAAGTGGCCGCGGCCCGCAAGGCTGAGGCAGACGAAGCGTACACGGAAGCGGAAGCAGTTTAATCCATGGCTGACCCCGGCGATCTGACGACACTTACAAACGTGAAGCTATACCTCGGCCTCGCGGCGACGACAGCAGACGTCAAGCTGGCGTACATGATTACCGCTGTCAGCGCATGGATCAAAAGCAACCTCAACCGTGACATCCTCTCGGCTTCTTACACCGAAAAGCTGAGCGGGACCGGCGGCGCACAGATCATGACCGCCAACTACCCGGTTACGGCCATCACTCAAGTACTCGTGGACGGCGTAGACGTGACAGCTAACGCCGTCTGCGATGGCCGGCGGACTATCAGCCTCATTCCGCCTACCGGCGGCGCGCCATTGGCCGGTTGCTCACGGTTCAATCGCGGGGTTATGAACGTCGTCCTCAACTATACCGCCGGGTTTACCAAGATTCCGTTTGACCTTGAGCATGTGGCTTGTCGCATCGTCGCCTGGGGATACAAAGAGGCAGACCGCATCGGCCAAGTGAGCAAGAGTTTAGGCGGCGCGGAGACGGTTTCCTTCTCGCAACTCTCCATCCCGGCCTGGGCGCTCGACAGCCTCAAGAACTGGAAGAAGGTCGTCGGATGAGCGAGGGCTTGATTGTCGGACAGATCGTCGGTTCGGAGCTTGTTCAAGCCAAGCTGGCCGCCATCGGCAAGGACCGCCAAAAGCGCGTCGGGTTGAGTGTGCATCGGCTTGGCTTGAACCTGCTGGCGCGGGTGAAGGACTTCTATCTCTCCGGGGAATCTCTCAACGTGCGCTCTGGCCGTTTGCGCCGGTCCACAAACGAAAAATTCACCGAGGATGGGACGAACTTTAGCAGCAGCGTTGGCACGAACGTACCCTATGGCCGTTATTGGGAACTTGGCTTTGACCGCAAGGTTGGCGCTGGCGCCAGGGGTGGGCCCAGGTCTATGAGCGATCTTGCCGCGGCTAAGTATGCGGCAAAACACCCGCCGGGAACGAAGCACTACGACGCTCGGCCATTCCTCACGCCAGCTCTTGCGGATATGAAGGACGAAATCCGCGCCACGCTGGCAAGCGCACTCGGAGGTACAGCCTAATGGCTCTCAACCGTGAGGCAATCTTTGTCGCGCTCAACGCCCGCCTGGCCGCCGTCGCCGGCTTCGCTGGGCCATGCTCTCGCCAGTGGGTAAGCTACGCCGACACGCCGCCCGAGATGCAGCCCGCGCTATTCCTGGCAACGGGTGACGAACAGGCAGGCGGTGACCGCCGGCAGCCTACCGTCTGGACATTGCGCCCCAAGCTGGTGCTGTACACCCGGCATGATGCAGACCCGACGGCAGCGCCGAGTACCTTGCAAAACCAACTCATCACCGCTCTTGAGGCCGCCATGGAAATGACGCCGGGAGAAGCTGCACAACTGGGGCCGTTCGCCAATGACGGGCAAGCGCCGCATACAACGCTGGGCGGCCTTGTATCGTCTTGCCGGATATTCGGAACCATCGTCAAGGATGAGGGACTTTTTCAAACCCAGGGCATCGCAGAGATTCCCCTGGAGATTGTAACGACCGCCTAAAGGAGGGCGGTATCAATGGCCGACACGGATGAAACCACCAAGGTAACCCAAGCTGCAAAGACTCTTGCTGATGCCCCGGCTATCTATGCCGAGGATGCAGCCCAAACCGTCAAGGTGGACGCCGAAAAGGAAACGGCGGCCTGGGAGAAGGAAGTCGAGACGTGGTTTAACGATCTCCGCCAGAACCTCACGGCGCTGGATACCGAGATCCACAACAAGCTCTTTGCGGCCAAGGAAGAACTCAAGGCCCGCCTGACCGCCATCCTCTAACCCTTCAACCGGGCGGCCTTCGGTGAAGCCGGGGGCCACGCCAGAAAGCGAGTACCACCGTGGCTCAGTACAACTTCGGCGTCGGCCAACTGTTCATCGTCCCGCCCGGCGCAAATCCTACCCCTGTCAACGTCGGCACCCTGAAGGACATCTCCATCGACATCAGCCGCGATGTGAAGGAGCTTGTCGGCTCGTATGCCTTCCCCGAGGATGTTGCGCTCGGTAAGGGCAAAATCACCGGCAAGGCGAAGTCTGGCCGCATTCAGGCTGGGCTCATCGCTGCCATTCTGGCCGGTTCGACCACCAGCACCGGGCAGACCGCCGCGGCCAACAACGAAATCAGCAACATCCCCAGCACCCCGTACCAGGTCACGGCCCTCAACGGCGCAACCTTCGTGCAGGATGGCGGCGTGTATGACTACACCGCTGGCAAGTGGCTGTCTGTTGTCGCCAGCGCCCCGGCTACCGGCCAGTACAGCGTCACGGCGTTGGGCGTCTACACCTTCGCCGCTGCCAACACCACGCACCAGGTGGGCTTGTATTACACCTACACCATGGTCACCGGCAACAACATCGATCTGAACAACGTTCTGATGGGGCAGGCCACCATCTTCCAGTTGAACGCCTTCAATACCTATGGCGGCAAGCAGTTCGGTTACAAGCTGTGGGCGGTCGTCTTCCCGAAACTGTCACTGGCGGGCAAGCAGGACGATTACACCGAAGTCGATCTGGAATTCCAGGCCTTCACCGACACAAACAACAACGTCATCAACGTCTACACCAACTCCTAACCCGGATGCGCCGTTCGAGAGGGCGGCGCGTTCCCATCTCAGCCATGGAGGCCGAAAGCATGAGCACCGTCACGATTCAAGGCACCGAGTACGATCTTCAACCCTTCACCGCTGGGCAGTTGCGTCACCAGGCGTCTGCCAAGCTGGCAGCTATCGACGAAATCAACGGCCAGCTTCAGGCCGGCACAATCTCGCCCATGAAGGCCATGCCTGAGATGGTTGGTCACTGCTGCGATCTGGTTCACCTTTCGCTGTCGAACAAGTACCCCAATCTGACCCTCGAAGCGGTCGAGACGATGCCTTTTGCGGAGATCCAGAAAGCCGTCGAAGGCGTTGCGGAGGTCACCGGCCTCAAGGGGGAAGGCGCGCCCCAGAAGGTGAAGCGGAGCCGCTGAACTGGGGCGAACTGTACGGGCTCATCATCACCGCAACCACCTGGACGGCGCGCATTGTCGATGCAACTCCATGGCCGGACATTTTGGACCTTCTGGATTATTGGAAGGTCTGCCCGCCGGTTCACATCATGGTCAAGGCGTACTTGTGTGGCGGCAAAGACGAAAAAGCAACCAGCACGATGACCGAGGATGACGCTTTAGCCACACTTGAGGCTGGCATCGTCGGATTCTAGGAGGCGGCATGGCAGACGACGGGGGCGAGATCAGTGTAAAAATCACAGCCCAAATAGACGGGCTGATGGATGGGCTGAACAACGCCACCAGCGGGGTTAAGGACTCCACGGCGAAGATGGCCGCGTCCTTTGCTCCCCTGACCGCCGCCTCTGCCTCCTCGTTCGACAGCATGGCTGGGCAGTCAAAGGAAGCCGCCGAAAGCATGGAGGGTGACTTCAGTA